AACATCGCGCACATGGCCAAGGAACTTATCCACATAGTATTGCTGGCGAACCCGCGACATGGGGTTGGCGTGGTCCAAGCCCATCAGGCGGTCGGCTTGGTCGATTTGCACCCGCTCCATCTCGATGCTGCCCGGGTTGTAGGCGGGCGTGGGTCCGAATTGGATTTCACCAAGACGGCGATAGGGCACCTTGGCACCCGGACCCCAGTCGTTGGGCGGGAAGCCAGCAGGGTGCAGGATGGGGGGCAGGGTGGAAAAGCTGTTGCGGTCGGTGCGGGCGTCGCGCTCGGCCTTAACGCTCCATTGCAAGCCCTTCAGCTGCTCGGGGACGGTGTTGAGCTCGTACAGCCGCTTGTTGTCTTCGCTGAGCTTGGTGACGACGAAGGGGTAGTCGTCATACCCGTTGAGCAATTCGTGCTTCGCATACTTCGGGTCCTCGGGAGTGCCCGTTTGCATGGAATGGAACACCGTGCAATAGATGCCTTCCGAATTGTCCTCCTCGGAAATGAGTCGCTGGTAGGCATAAATCACCTCGTAAAGCTCATCCGTCTCGTTGGACGCAGCTCGGCTAATCTGGGTGTTGGCACGCGGGTCCGTGATGTCAATGGAAGTGGAGAATTTATTGATGACATCATCAGCCCATTCCTTATCCCAGCCTTCCGTGGCCACCTTGTTCTTGATTTCCTGCGCCGTCATCAGCACGCGCCAGAAGCAATAGGGAGCCTTCTGGTAGTCGGTGGTGTAGGCAGGGAAGAATACGTCGCCATCAGGGGCTAGGGAGCACACCTTGGGGGCATTCACCGACTGCCTGACAACAGGGAGCTCGGCCATGCCCGTCTTGCGAAGCTGCTTGATGGCCTTCTTTGCACGGGCATCCGTGACGCCCGCAAACTGCTCCTTCAGCAAGGCCGCAATCTGGTCATCCGTCTTGCCGTCAACAATCAGCTGGGCCAGATCGGGGCTGAGCTGAGCAATCTGCTGAAGATTGAGTTGTTGCAGGAAGGTGCGGTTTTCGCGCATCCAGCCGACATACGTCACCATGATTCCACGCTCAAACAGGTAGTTGCATCCCAGCTCCATCTGCCGTTTGAAGTCCTTGATGTAGGACGAACGCATCCACTTCAGGAAGGCTGAGGTGACGCGGGCACGGGCGATGTCGCCCAGATCCACGGGGTAGGCGCGGATGTTGGCCCGCTCAAGGGCCTCCATGCACAAAGCAACGTAGGTGTTGATGCGCTCATCAATGATGCCCACTTCCGTGTCGGACGCGCCCTCAAACGGGAAGGCGTCCGCCCCGTGCTTGCGAAGGTCCTTGGACTTCCCGGGCCAGATGTTGCGGCGATAGTCGAAGCTGTCCCGCGTGCTCTGCAAATACCAATCCAAATCGCCAATCGTCCGCTCATAAGCGTTCTTAAGCGCCGAAACGTCGGGCTTGCCCGAGGCGAACGTCAGGGCTTCAATTTGGTCGTTTTTCATTAGGTCTCAGGCGGCGTTGAATCTTGACGATGATGTTGTTGGCAAATCCCTTGTTCGCACCCACCTTGTCCGCCAACAACTCCGGTGGAACGGGGTGGTAGCGGGCCTGAAGGGCGCGTGTCAAAATTTCAAAGCCGAGAAGGCGGTCCATCTGCTCGGCTTGCCACTCGGGATTGAGTGTGATGTCACTTTCCGAGCGCTTCATGCCGATAGGTGATTCCGCCTTGCGCGTCCTTGATGATGTTGACGTAGATTGGTTTGCCGACAAGCCTATCACACCAGCTCGGTCTGATGGCGACGGGAACAAGCGGCTGATCCTTGCCGGGATAGGCATAAACCCAATGCGGATTGGGTGCCCGCCTAATCACCTTCATCTGCACACGGGAGGGCACGGCAAGGGGCACCTGCTTATGCAGACGGAGCTTGTCCGCCCCCTCCTCCGTAAACCAAGCCCCGTTCTTATCCTTGCCCCATTCCTCCTCGGACAGCTTTTCAGCCCTGAGCTCAATGAGCTCATGGTTCTTGAGGCCAAGCTCCTTGGCCAGTTGCTTGAATGACACTTTATTCATGTTAGTAAGCCTGAGAGGCGGAACGCCTCACCTTCATGTCGTTGGGATTGACGTGCCTGATGTCCGCAATGGCGGCGTAGCGCAGCACATCCACGGGGTCCTTCCACGCCTCGTCCAGCCCGCCTTCCGCCGTGTACTCCTGCAAGGCGGAGATGATGTTCGTGCAGCGGTCGGAGATGTAGAAGTGCGGGCGATTGAGGCTGTCCATCGGGGCCTTGCGATTGTAAGCCATCTTCGTCTGCAAGGCCTGTAGCCCGTCCTCAATGTCCAGCCCGGGTGCTGGCAGGAAAACCAGCCCCGCGTCGTTAAGGTCTTCTATGATGGATGATGCGCCGGTTTGCGTCTGGTATTTCTGAGCTCCGAGACGCGGGTCAATCAGCCGTTCAAATATGACATCCGCCGTCTGCTCCTCAAGCGTGCCTATCATATCAACGTAGTCGCGGATGCCAAAGCCCAGCCCCTTGGCCGCAGGACCGGGTTGCCACTTGCCACCCCGCATCTCCGACCAATCGCCATAGCTGCCATCCGGCCACTCCCTGTACACCCACCACGTTCCCGTTTCGTCCACCGCAATCCACACCATGAACCAATTCTTACGGCCAGCGGGGTCCAGCACCATATACCTCGTCTTGCCCTTCAGGTCGATGGACTCATGCTTCACGACGTTCACATCAACGGAGAAGTTGGGGAACTTCGTCGTGTACGTCTTGGTGGGCACCCCATAGGCCGCCGTCAGCGTGTACGTCTCGTCGTTCTTGGCCCGACATTGCTCGGCAATGCTCTCGTAGCCAGACCAAGGATTGTCCTTGCTGTGGAAGTAGACAATGCCCGTGTTCTTGGACTCATTAACCTGCGCGTAGGGCACCATCCTGTTGTCTAGCAGCTCCGCTGGACGTGACTCCAGAGTTTTTGCCCCGTCCAAGTAGTACCTCACCGTCTCCGTCACGCCATCCTTGGGCGTGAACGTGAGCAGCAGCTTGGAGTTGAAGGTGGAAAAGCGGATGTAGAGGCGATCCAGCAGCTCCATCCCCATCAAATACTCGTCACACCAAGCCCCGACATTGATCCACTTGGGCCTCGGCGACCCCAGCTTCATGCCCTCAAGGATGGTTTGGTTCTGCTGAAACTGGCTGTACGTCTTGAAAACTATCCGACTCTTGTTCGGAAGCACCAGCCCCTTGTTCGCAAAGCCATTCTGCATCGAATAGCTCATGTAGTGGGTCTCTTCGGTGGCCTTCTTCTTTAGCTCAGCCGGAAGATATTCGTACACGGCACTCTGTTGCACCAGCACACTCGTCTCCTGATTCTGGCTGAAGCAGAAGATGAGGCTCTCCTCATTCTCCACCGCCGCCTTCACCACGGCCCGTGCCCCGTAGGTCGTTTTGCCGCTTCGGTTCGCACCAAGCAAGAGCAGCGTCCTATGCTTATGGAACATCTGCTCCGCCTGCTTCCAATGGTCGAGCACCCACCCATACCTGTAGGGGTCTTTGCGGGCGTTATTGATGGCATCGTGGTAGATGCCCCACAACTTCACCAGCTCCTTGGGTTCCAAAGCCGCCATCTCCTCGTCGGAGGGCGGCTTCAGGATGGGATGGGCCTCCCACTTAAGCATCAGCTTTTGGAATTGAGCGACCAAACATAGCTGCGGGAACGGCCCATAGCCTCTTCCATATCCTGACGCAACAGGTCCACCTGCTTCTGCAAGGCAATCTGGATGGCCAGAATGCCTTCAAAGGAGTCAAGGACGCCCATCAGCATCCCCGCCACCTGCTTCTTGTCGAACGTCTCGTCCTTCTTCAGTTTGATTTTCTTCTTTGTTTTCTTCATGGGAAACATCCTTGGCGGGCGTGACATCCACCTCAATGGACACCGCCTTGGCCCTCTTCTTGGCCTCTTCTATGGCCTTTACGGCGTCTTCACGGCTGGGAGCCCCCGTCCTATGCTCCACCACCACCTTGTTGCCCTCCGTGGCCATAAAGAACTTCTCCGCGTAAATGCCATAGCTCATGGCTAGGTCGCGGATGTTCACCCTCTTTAGCGCCGTCTCATCCTCAGCCAGCATCTTCATCTTCTCCTGCTGGAGCATCCTAGCCCCCTCAATCAGCTCCATTGCATCCTGCGCCACAATCTCCCTGCGCTTATCCAGCAGGTCCTTGTGCCTCGCCCTAAGCCCCACCAGCGTGTACCAATCAATGCCCTCCTCCCGCATGATGGCCTTCCAAGGCTTGCCCTCCGCCATCAGCTCCAAACACCTAGCCGCCTTCTTGGGATCGCGTGCTTCCACCAACCGACGGTTTTCCCCCGCAGCCACAATGGCCTTCATCATCTCCTTCTTAATGGCAGTACCTTCGGTCATAAGCTCATCTAAACACGGCCATTACTAAAATACAAGCTAGTAATCTTTACAACCATCCACCTGACAATCAGCCACTTACGTTCCCATAATAAGAATCTTCATTTTGTGTGTAACTTTTCACCCCTATCTCCCGTCCTCTAATTCCAAAAACTACTGATAGGTAGCATAGTCCAAAAACTACTGATAGGTAGCATAGCTCTGTAGCTGGTCGGCACCTGTCTAAATTTTTTTAACCTACCCGGGTGGACGGGATGGATTGGGGCCCCTAGCCTGTTAGTTGACCCCCCCGCCCCCTGTAACCAATAGGGTCGCTGCGAAGCAGCGGGAACCCGCAGGTAGTGATTGCCACCTCTGGCGGACATTCAGCTGCTGCGAAGCAGCGGACTTGTATGTTCCGTGATGCCTTGTTCTTTCTGATGGCCCGTCAGGGCCTGTGGTATTGCCTTATTCCCATGCGCGTGCGTGGGAATAAAAAAAGGGGGCAACGGATTCGCCTAGGCTATTGCCTAAGCGCCCTGGCGTCCGCCAGAACTCCGCTGCTCCCTTTGTGGTGGGACCGAGCTAGGGCCTAGTCGCCCTTATCCTTGTCGATGAACAGGATAGT